TATTTTTCAAGTCCTGCCTCTTCAAACATTTCTTTCATTAATTTACCTATTTCTAAGTCTATAGTTATTGAATTAACTGCATTATTAGTTTTAATTACATCTATTTTAGAATAATCATCAACATTATTAATTATTTTTTGTAATGCAACAGAATATGGTTTATTATTTGAAGCAGATTCCCACAACAACCCTGTATTAACATTACCAGAAGTGAATGCTACTTCTGATACAAACTCATTACGTTGAACATATTGGTTTAAGGTAATGTTGGGTTGAGTTAAATCGCTTTTAATTTCTTTGAACGTGTTTATTGCTCTACCTTCTTTACTTTTATCATCTTCAGTAATTATTCCATGATACTGTTTAGATAAAATTTCTTCTAAAAAATCTTTAATAGATATTTCTGAAAGTAAATTCCACGCTGAATCAATAAATTTCTGATATGTTTTTTTATTGAATCTAATACCACTATTTTCTTTTGCTACTAATTCCATTTTATCAGCATTAAGATATATTTTAGAGTGTTTTTCTACATTCACGTTTTGCTTTAGAGAAACGGGTGCAATCAACATTTTTAACATTAATTTAAATAATGGATTGTTTTTGTTGTTTTCTTGACCTGCCTCTAATTGCATTTCTTCTCCTAATGATATATTTTTACCTCTATAGGTAATCTTAGTATTAGGAATTATTACAGTCATTTAATCACTTAAGCCAACCAAGCGGCCCATGCCGCACCTTTTTGAATTAAATTACTAATACCTAAACCTGAACCGGGCGGTGTATAACTTGGTTGTCCTGTATTTGGGTCTATCCAATAAGGATTACCCATTGTATCATAACCATTAGGTGCAACCGGATAACCCGATGGATTGTTAAATGCTTGTTGTTGTTGCATCATTACGTTATTTGCTTGAACAATTGGATTACCGCCACTTATCTGTGAAGGATTTAATCCACCTGCATTTACTTGACCTTGAGGCATTTGACCTTGTGGTAATTGTGGTTGTTGTGCGCCTACTTGATTTGTTTGGAATCCTTGTGATTCTAAATATTGTTGTTTAGCCATTTTTCTTTGCATAATAACTTCTGTATTTAATGCTGATGCTAATAAATTTTGTAAATCTAATTGAATATTTGCCGCAGTTATTTGTTCAAATTCTCTTATTGAATCTGGATGAACTTCTAAATCACCCGTTGGATTAGAATTAAATTTTAATTGAATCAATTGTCTACTTACTACTCTTTCAACAACATCTTCTAATAATTGTTCAAATGCAGTTAAAAACATTTCACCGTGATAAGTAAAAAATTCTTCTACATGATTTTCTTGTAATGTTAAAAGATTATTCATTACCTTGAAGTCAGATTGACCCTGTGCAGTTATTTGTTGTGATAAGTTTTTATTACTTGTTCCTAATAAACCCATTCTATTCACCTTCTTTTTCTAATATTGGTTCTTCAATAGTTTTAATTTTAGTTTCTTCAGTTAAAAGTTGTAAAATTCTTTTATTCAAAGTTTGACTCTCTATTGTTAGTCTAAATAATTCATCTTCTTTTGTTTCATTAATCATGGTTGGGGGTTTAATGCCCCACCCCAATGTCGCTAATGACTCAATATCGGATTGCCTTAATGAAGTTAGCGGCCCAGATTGTAACATTTTAGGCACTTTGGGTTTAGGAATATATGAACTAAATTCTAAACCGTGTTCATCAGCAATTATTTGTTGCTCTAACATTTCGTATTGGCGATGTAATGCTGAATGTTTATCACAATATGTTCCTCTCATCGGATAACCCTTTCTAACTTTATGTAAAGGTATTGTTGGCCTCATTGGGTCAGAAGCATCCCATACTTTATGTGTTCCACAAACAACACATCTATCTTTAGTATTAAATTTATATCCATATTTTATACCTAAAAATTTCTTTCTTTCAGGCCAAAGAATTTTAATCATTTCTTTAACCTGTTTTTTAGGCTTACTACTAATGTAATCATGTGTAATAACAGGGCCAGCCGCTCTTGCAAATTTAATTGGTGGTAAAAAAGGATTTGCTACAGTAGCATTTGTAGCACCAATTAATGAAGGAGGATTGTATTGAATAGTCATTATTCATACCTCCATATATATCCAATTGAAGAATTAACTTCATCTATTTGTGTTAAGTTCATTTAATCACCTTAATAATCGTTAATCATCGTTGTTATTCCTCTATAAACCATTTCTGAATCAGACTTTGCACTTACTATATATTTAAAACATGGTATTCCTCTATCATTTAATTTAGTCATACCGTCTTTAAATGCATCAAATATAGGGTGTTTTTGTATATCATCATAAGGGTATCTATCTTTCCATAAATCAAATTTATTTGCCCAAATTCCTACTGCTACAGGATAATCATGTTTTTTCTTTTTTTGTCTTTTATTAATAGAATCCCAATAAGGAGAACATATAGCATCAACTAAAAAAGTCCAACATAATTGTTGCTCAATATCATAGTGTTTATCCATATGTCTATCATCAATCATAAAAATAATGTATTTAGTTTTCCTAGTTTTCATGTCTTGTAGCCATTCACCCCAATATAATGTTTCACCTCCGATATCTGATGTTTTAATTGTATGTTGGTCGCCATCTATTTTAATAGTTTTTCTTGTTGCCCTATTTCTACCAACAGTTCTATCTTTAATATCCGGTACTTCGCCTCTTGTTCTTAATTGATGATGCATTGTTGTTTTACCTACTTGAGTTGCCCCATATACTCCAAATGGTATTGCATGAACTTTTTTCCAAAATAAACTAACTTGTTCAGCCATCAATATAACAAAGCCCGTCATTAAAGACATAAACTAACCCAACAAATGATTCCATAAATTAACCGTTCCATTCCATGCACCAGCGTATAAGTTATATCCAAATAAACTTATACCGTGTCCTATAAAAAAGGACACAACACTACAAACTGTAGCCCAAAAATAAAATCTTGCTCTTAAAAACCAAATATCTGCTGAATGTGCTCTTTGCAAATCATATGCTAAAGTAGATTCATCAAAACCAAAGGTTAAAGCATCTAACATTTAATCTACTCCAATTTCGCTAAGAAAGAAGGAGAAACCCCCCTTGCTTCTTCCTGTGGTTGTTGGATATAAGATGGAGGTGGTTGGACATAATTTGTTTGATTGTTTTGATTAAGAGATGTAAGAATTTTTTCTCTTTGTTGTTCATCTCTTTGTTTTTTTGCCCAATATCCGGCTATTCTTCTATCTAAAAGAATCATTTCTATTCTGTCGTTTAAGGCTAAATCAAATACCGCCTTCATAACTAAAATACCACCAATCGTTAGTAAACCAAATACTAACGCATCAGCGTAATCATTAAAACCAATCATAAATCCATATTTAGAATAGAAATATACATTCGTTCCACTTATCGCACCTACAAATAAAATAGTCATTACTAATTTTGTGTCTTTTTCTAATGCTGGCATAAAATCCCTCAATAATATTCAACCGAATATGCAATTGTTCCTGTTACTACAACATAAACTCCTTCTGCGGCAATTACCCCATGCATATCAAATTCAAAATTATTTGCACCATTTTGTGATGTTCCGCCAACAAACATTCTAGTAATTTCTTTTTTACCAGATGTTGTTGCGGTTGATGAATCATAAACTTTAATATCGCCTGTTGTTGAACTGTTCCCCATAACTCGCACAGACGCTATCCTTGTTCTACCACTTGAAACTACTTTTGATGCAGTTAATACTCCACTTGAATTACAACTAACCATTTGCATACCTCAGTTATTCAGTAGTAGAAAGAACTTCCTTATCAACCTTAGGCTTCGGCTTGACTACTTCAGCCTTTTTGGGTTTAATTTCTTTCTTTATTATTTTCTTTTTTTGTTTCAATGGAAACATTTTCTTAATTAAATCTTCTTTAGAACCTTCTATTTTAAATTCTTTCTTTAGAACATCTATTAATGAATCGGGTGCTTCTTCTACTGTTTGTTTATCTTTAGGAGTAAAGGTAACAGTATAATTTTCAACACCGACATAACCAATTGCCAAATTAGCGGGCATATCGCAATCTTTATCATAAGAGATAGTATAATCTCGACCTGCACACGAATGTATTACAGGTTCGTTTGAATGTTTTAATCTAATATTAGCCATATTATCACCATTATAGTGAGTAATACCCCCTCCTGTTAATACAGAAGGGGAGTATTACTACACATTATTACAATTTCACAAATTACCCCAAACACGCATTCTAACTGAACCGCCATTAGCATCATTAGCCAATGTAGCATTTGTTCCATCTAATGCAGTAAACATGAGAGCAACTTCAGTGTTGCTTTCATAAAGTCCTGCGGCAGAACATTCTATTTGCGGCATAACGCCATTAGCGTTATCATATCCGGTAATGCAAGCACAATGAATTGAAGACAATCCAAATGCAGAAGCAGGTATTACAGAACCTGCCGCTACAATAGATGTAACATCAACCAAAGCATCTACAACATATTCATCACCAACAGACTTAGGGGTAGTCATACCCTTGTGGTCTTCAAGTAATGTTACTGTATAAGCCAATGCCATTCTTAATCACCTTCATGCGCTCTTTAGGTTAGTAATCTTACCTTGCCCCTTAAAGAAGGAACAACCTGTTTCAGCAATAGTTCTATACATTGCTTGATTACCAAGTGTACCTACACCAAATGGGTTTCCGTTATCAATACCGTCTTCAAAGTATTGTGTTGGTTTCATAACACTCATCCAAAGATGGTCTGTATCTAATACCAGAATATCGCTTAATGTATTAGTTGCACCCGAATGGGAAGTTTTAGGCATATCTTTACATGGAATAATTGGAATATCAAAGTATGTTGCAACTCTAAATCCAACTTCTGCACCCTTTACACCACGAACTCCATTATGTGTAGGAATTACCTCTTTTCTATCCATAAATCTTTCTTGGGCTTGAAGTAAATCACCAATATGCTGAATAGTATCATATCCGGTCAAAAGAACCTTTGGACTTCCACCATTCTCTCTAATTCTTCGTAGCATATCATTTAAGATAGTTAGTGTTAATACACGACAACCTGCCGCAGTATAAGCACTTCCATAATCCACTTCTGCATCTAAGAAAGATGCGCCAGAATCACGGCTATTATCACCAAATAATTGTGTTATTGTATCTGGTAACGAACCGCTTGTTGTTGCTAAAAGATTACTGCTATCACGCATTGCAATCAATTCAGCATATGAAGAAACAATCTTCATTAGTGAAGTATAGTTTCTGCCTAAGTTAGTTAGAGTATTTGACTCATCATACTTTTCAAGAGGCATTAGTAGCATCTTATTTTGAACTTCGGCGTGATGTTTACCCATGTCTTCACGAATTAAAGACCTTAAATCACCTACGCCATCGTCAATCTTAGCCATCTCAAGTGCTAATTCTGAAAACTCAAACAAATGAGCAACAGTCTTAGGACTTGTGAATAAGGTAGTATATTCTGGCGTAATAGCCGGAATATCATTACCTGTTCCTAATGATGCGTTTTCAGCAACACCACCGATTAAATCGGCTCTTGGAGTTGCAGTTCCACGTGTTGTACCTACGCCTGAACCACCAACATCAAATGTAGAACCACTACCACCTTCAGCCCTAGCCTTTAGAACTCTCCAACCGCTAGAAGCATAAGGTCGCTTTGCTAAAACTGCTAAAGCATTTGCTTCTTGATTTAGCATAGACCATACTTTTTGTCCATAAATCTTATTATAGAGAGCAGATAAACCCGTTGCACCAGACATAACCGATGTTGAAGCATCGTGAGCGGAATGTAATCCACCTACAACACCTGCACTCTTTAATACCGCATTTCCAGCACCCGCCTTAACACCGTAAGTTGATGCCTCTAAATCTTTCATTGTTTTAATATAACCCATTTTACTCAACCTCGTATTCATTAACTATGTTGTGTAATTCGCCCCAAGATAGTTCTGATACATCTACCTCAGGTAATGCGACAGTAGCAGACTTAACAATTGTTTCTTGTTGTTCAGTCAAACTCTTTCTTAATGTAGCAAATTCTTCTCTCAAAGAATTTACTTCATCCATTGCATTATACTCATTACGCTCTACTTCAGACTTTCTAACAGATTGTTCTGTAGCAAATCTTTCAGCAAATTGTGTCTTTAGAGAATCATAAGCCATCTTCTCTAATTGTTCTGCTTTGTATGCTTCATAGGCTTTCTCCACAT